CTCCTTTTGGATTTTTAGATAAGGTGAAGATGTCGTGAGGACCAAGTATCCTATCTGTTACAACGTTAAGTTCACTTAAGTTGAGAGATTTATTAATCATTCTTCCAACTAGTTGTGACGTCTGATGATACATGTGATCTGTTGCAGCGCTTAGATCTGCTGAATATAATTTCTTCGTGTTCAGCATCCGTTTGGTCAGTCTTCTAGAAATTTCTGGATTTCTGCCCGTTAACATTGCTTTAGCTACGCTAAAGCCTTCTAAGACCGGCATCCACAGTTTCACTATAGTCCTTGAAACAACCATCTCTTCTGCACTATGTAAGCTTGCTACCCTAATCTTTCCTGCTGCTTCTGGTATAGCGAGTGGCCTTACTATTGGTAAGTTTTGATCATTTACGTAATTTGTAAGTACATCTAGATTTTCTAGAATATCTTTGTTATCAGATTCACTGAACTCTAATTTCTGAGCTTTAGTGTTATCTATAAACATCTGTGCTTCTTCACTTTGTGGATTTGCACGTTGATATTTATTCATGTTAATCATTGGACTTACATTGTATCTCAGATCAAATTCTGTAGCATCTAGGTTTCTCTTCGGAGTAACTTCACCTAGATGTGCCAAACCAAGGTTATTCTCACGTTGCTCTCTGTAATCATCATGTTCATTAATTTTACGGTTTCTTTCTTTTGTGATTAATTCGTTAATCATACCACCACTTCTTCGAGTGGTGTCGAAAGTTGCTTTATTATTAAGTTCTGGACATGTTATCATCACCCTTTCTTCTTTCGTCTTATCATTTAGCTGACCATACTGACGTATGGAATGCTTAGTGACCTTCTTCATGAAATTTCTCATTCCAAATATGTGAGAAGTATCAGTTGAAGGCTGATCATTTAGTAGATGAATAGGGACAGGTTGGAGCCAACGTTTTACTGCTTGCAGCTCTGCCTCATTACACTCTTCTTGCGTTGCTTTATGCACTATTGCTCTGGAGATTGTGGAAGCCTCTATTCTCTTTTTAGCGAATATGCGACCTCTCTCAGATGCTGACATTTTGGTTAATGCAAGTTCACGTTGAACGTGTGCCCATTGTTTAATAATTGATATTCCATTGTGTAGTATCTCTGATAGAAATTTGAGAAAGTTTCTTATCTTTGCTGCTGCACTAGAATGCTGATTTATTAGCTTTAGTGGTCCTTCAACGAGAGTATATGCGTGGTAGATTTCAGGATAATTATTTAGTAGTAAGATGTAATTATGTGACATAGATGTAGATTTGGTGAAGTGGGAGGTTTTAAGTGTACAACATGTTATTGGTTTTACTAGACCTTTATTCAGTTCATTCTTGTCTAATTTATTACAAGAACAATTCTTTATGTTCTGTCTAAGGGGATGTGCTTTTGGGTTGGGGGTTCGTGTATTGTTTTTCATACACAGACAGCCACCAAGAGTACAACGATTTATCAATTTTTGTAAAGCTAAATCATGTTTTAATAAGTCTCTGCAGTGAGTTACTTGACTGCTAAAGGCTTGCATCTTCTTTTTACACCCAGTCATACTAGCTTGTATTTCTGGGGAGCTGACAATTGTAAGCATTTTCTTAAATGAATTCGGTAAAGTATCAATTTGTAATTTGTTTCTATTACTTTTTGATACTTTACAATGCTTACTACAATTATTT